AGAGCAATCCCGTCGTCTACGGCAAGGCAATCCAAGCGGCGCTGCAAGCTGTCGTCACGCCTGTTCCTGTCTATGCGGCGTTTAATCGGAACTTTGCGACTCAACCCAAGTTTGTGACTTGGTTCCTGCGAAACATCCACCAAGACGTTTACACGGGTCAGAACCAAAACAACAAAGGGATTGATAGGCCAATCTTTCAGGTCAGCATCTTCACGCAGCAGATAGAAGACGGTTTCACAATTTCCAATCAAATCCTACAATCCTTGCACGGGTACAGCGGTTTGTTTGGGGGTTCACCAAACGGCATCTATGTGTCCAAGGTTGATGTGATGTGGCTCTACAACTCGTATGACAACGAAGAAAAACTCGCGCAGATTTTTCTAGATTGTCAGCTTGACATTCCAACATAAGACAATCGCATAACCCTGATTTCTTGGAAAGGAAAGAAAATGGCTCTCCCGAATAAAGTGTTGCCCGGTTTTAGTGCTGCTTTGTGGGCACAAACTGGTGCCACCCCGACTCCCTTCACGACTGCCAACCTCGCCACTTGGACTTCCCAAGTGCAAGACATCGTCGGCACCACTGCCGGTGGTCTTGGCACCGAGGGTCTGCAACTGAACGTTGAGGCTGTCCCGGCCTTCGGTCAAGATGATGCAATGGCTAACTTCTCGGTTGCCGGTTCGCGTCAGTCTGACAAGATTCCGACCCAATCTGCCCCGACCTCTCTGACGGTCACCGCAGCTTGGAACCCCTCGGATGCCGGTCTGCTGCTGATGCGTGCTGACGCCGCCAACGGCACGATTGATCGCACCTTCGTGGTGTCGGCCTATGACGGTACAAACGTGGTTGCCTATGCTTTCAACGGTCGCGTGAGTCAGTTCCAAATTGACGCACAACCCGGCGCGGAAGCTAAGTGTGTCTTCTCGATCCACCCGCGTGGCAATCAGTACGGTTGGTCAAACAACACCTAAGACATGACCACGACAATACAAAATACGAATGACCTTCTTTCCTTTCTTGTGACCCAAGCCGAGTCCCGCAAGGACTGGTTTGGGTTCACACAACAAAGGATGACGGCGATTTCGTTGGCGCACGAGATTGCTGCGCGTCATGCCAACACGATGACCCCCGAAGAAGTCGTCGAGTACGCCATCGCAATCAACACGCAAATCTTCCACAAGATCATCAAGCCACAGTAGGTCATCATGGCAGGCTTCACATTCAAAGTTGAAGGTCTGTCTGATGTGATCGGCGCTTTCAATGAGCTTGCCGAAGAGATTGGCGACAAGAAAGCACGAAGCCGGGTGTTGATACCGGCCATGCGTAAAGCGATGCAGCCGGTCTTGGCAGACGCCAAAGCTACGGCTCCGGTCGATACGGGTGCGCTTGCCAAGCATCTTCAGGTCGAGGCGCGTAGGCCAAACCGCAGGGATCAACGCTCAAAGTACGTCGATCCTAACGATGCGGTGATTGCGGCGGTTACAACCAAGGCATTCCCCAAGAAGCTGCGGGCGCAGTTCAGGGAACAAAACAAATCGCTTTTGGAAAGCAACCCAACGGCTTACCAAAAGAAGTTTAAGAAGTTCGCCATCTCGCAGGGCTTCCCCTACGATGCTCGTGCGGTGGCGCAAGAATTTGGATCGGCTAGGAACCCTGCTCACCCGTTCCTACGACCCGCGTTAGAAAATAACGCAAGCCAAGTTGCCAACAACTTGGGCAAGACATTGGGTGAGCAAATCACAAGATACCGTACGAGGACGAAAAGATGAGCAAGATTGCAGCCGCGCTTGGTGAGTCATACCAAGCCAAGCGGGAAGAACTCCGCATTCGCAAGTTTGAACTTGGAGGCCACACCTTCAAGGTCAGGGTTCCGGTCGTCGCTGAGACTGATGCCATCTTCAAGCGCATCAATGAACCCGACGAAGCCAAGATTCAAGAACTGTTTGAAAAGCTGTCAAAGCCAATTCTTGAATTTAAGGACGACGCCGAAAAGACCGGCTTTGAATTCACCGAGGACGACATTCTGATTGAGGGCAAATCGACCCGTCAGACTGTCCGCACTCAAGTGATGACGCAAACGCGCATCACCGAATTCATCAAGCTGCTTGTCCCTGTAGAGGGCACAATGGCAGACATCACCTATGAGGACATCGAAGCGGAATTCCCGATGTCCACGCAGCTTGCCCTAATTGAGAAGATTGCCGAAGTCATCTCCCCGAACTACCGGGAATCGCGGGGAAACTGACACGCTCGTTGAAGAAACAGGTAGAGGCGGCAATGATCTTCAACGGGCACACACAAGACTCAATTGCTGCCATTGACTACGATTTAATGGGCGATATACAGACAATGTATGCCGACGGGATGCTTGGCAATCACAACGTCATCTACCTGTTGGGGTCGCTTGTCTCGGGCGTCTTCAACTACATGAGATCATCCAACGCGCCGCCGTTTTCGCTTGAGAAAGTGCTTGGTCCCGCATACGATTACATCTATCCCCCGCTAACCGAGGAACAGAAGAAGGCTCAAGCCAACGAGCAGCTTCTGACCTTTATGACGATGGCACCGGGCTTCAATAAAGAAAGGTTCAAACGTGGCTAACATGATTGCACGCTTGGGCGTACTGCTCGGGCTAAACACCGCCGAATTCAATCAGGGTCTTGCTCAATCGGGCAAGAAGATGGAAGAGTTTGTCGGCAAGGCAAAAGGCATGGCAACAGTGGCAGCAGGCGCATTCGCGGCCATGACTGTCAAAGCAACCATGTTCGCTGATGGAGTTGCCGATATTGCGGCGGCAAATGATGTAGCGATTGATACTGTCGTCAAGCTACAAAACTCGCTTGAGAGGGCGGGGGGCGAATTCAATAATGCGGGCAAGATGTTTGCCTCGTTCAATAACTATGTGGACAAGGCCGCAGAGGGATCGTTTGAGGCGCAACGCAACTTTGCCAAGATGGGCATTTCCCTCAAAGACCTAGAGAGTCTGACGGGTGAACAGCTTTTCTTACAAACCATTCAAGGCATCGCCAACATTGAAGACCCGTTGACGCGCTCCGCGAAAGCAATGGAAATGTTAGGCAAGGCGGCCAAAGGGGTCGATCTTGCAACGATGGCCAAAGAGATGCAAAGCATGGAGTCGGTCACGGATCGACAGGCCAATGCGATCAAACTGCTTGCTGACTTTTATGGCAGTTTGGAAAAGGCAAGTCGCAATCTAACCTTGAGCTTCATCGACTTTTTGGAGCCTGCGCTTCGCAAGATCAATTCAGCATTGGACAAGATGAGCGAACACGCCAAGTCAGGCACGCTCGTCCAAGGATTTTTTGCAACGCTTGCCGACGATTTTAAGACTGCGCGTATTCAAGCAACGCTTGAGGAAATTGAAAGATTGAACGCCAAGATTGCCGATCCAAATGTCGGACAGTTTTGGAAGTCGGGATACAGGAAAGAACTGGCAGATGCCATCAAGCTGCTAGACGAACTTCGCGGGCCGCAAAAGCAAGCAACGCAGGCCGATGTGCGAAGGGCTGAACCCGTTGAACCGGCAATGACCGCCGACGGCAAGACGGGCGGCAAGCTCAGGGATATTAAAAAGGGAGTTGATCCCGAAGAAGAAAAGCGCAAGAAAGAAGAAGAACGCGCAGAGTTGGAGCGTCGTCGTCGCTTTGTGGATGGTATGCGCCGTGCAGACGAAGAATTTGTCGCACGAGAGCAGGCTTCTATTGCTTACGCAAAGTACGTTGATCAAATTGTCAAGGGCGACGAGGCACAAAATCGAGCCATCACTACCGAAGAAAGACTGCTTCATCTTGAGTCGCAAAGGAAAGACATCAAGGAATACAACTATCAGTACCTTCGGTCTTTCATTAATCTGACTGCACAACAAGCCGAGGAACAAGAAAAACTTAGGCAAGCTGAGTTGCTTCCCGCAGACCGAGAGGCGGCGCAAGAGCGTCTTAATCAAATCTATGATCGCAGGCTTAAACTCATCAAACAAATTCGAGATGAAGAGGAAAAAGCCAATCAAGACATCGGCGTGTTTGAAGGCTTAAAAAAGGCTGCGGGCGACTTCTTCAAAGAATTCCCGAGGGACATGGAAACCGGCGCAATGATGTTCGGTTCGCTAATGGGCAACATGACTCGTGCGCTTGACGACTTCGTGCGTACCGGCAAGCTCAACTTCAAAGAGTTTGCCCGCAGCATCATCCTTGACATGATTGCCATTCAACTGAAGGCTTCGGCCATGAAGTTGTTGTCAAGCGTCTTCGGCTTCAACCTTCCTGCGCGGGCGATGGGCGGGCCTGTAACGGGCAACTCTGCTTACCTCGTGGGTGAGCGTGGGCCTGAACTGTTCGTGCCGCGCATGAGTGGCACCATCATCCCTAACCACAATCTGCAAAGCGCAGGCGGTGGCACCACCGTGACCAACAACTACATCAACGCGATTGATGTGAAGTCGTTTGAAGAACGCATCATGGGCAGTTCAAACGCAGTGTGGGCGGCCAACCTGTACG